TTTTGTTGAGGCACGCATGCTGGTCAAGGTCGGCGGCACGGAAGTTGACATCCGTGTGGAAGCCATCCTGTCGATGCCGCGCTTGAGTTTTACGGCCAACCATTTCGCCTGGTGTCAGGCACTCATGCCGCTCGGCATTCGCCCCACGATGGGCACTGGTGCGTTCTGGAGCCAGGTGAACACCCGCGTGATGGAACAGTTCATTGACAAGGCCGAATACCTGCTGGCCATCGACTACGACACGTTTTTCACGAAGGAAGACATCGAGCACCTCTTCGCCCTGGCGATGACCTTCCAGTGCGACGCCATCACGGGCCTGCAGACGAAACGGGAAGACGGCCGCCCGATGCTCACGCTGAAAGGCATGCTGGACAACCCGCCGCCAGACGGCAGCACCAAGGTGGATAAGGCGTGGTTTGCCGAGCCGGTGCAGGAAGTGGACTCGGCCCACTTCGGACTGACGGTCATTTCCACGGCCGCACTCAAGCGGTGCAAGAAGCCGTGGTTCTGGAGCAAGCCCGGCCCGGACGGATCGTGGCATGAAGGCCGCGTCGATGACGATATTTGGTTCTGGAAGAACTGGCGAGAGAGCGGCAACAAGGTCTACGTTTCGCCCCGCGTCGTGCTAGGCCACGGCGAGTATGTGGTGACGTGGCCCGGCAAGAATCTCAGCAGCCCTGTTTTCCAGTGGGCCACAGAGTTCACGAACACGCTGAAACGCCCCGAGTCTGCATGGAGTGTCCCCCAATGAAGAAAATCACATTTACCCGTGCGTGGCGTGCCTACCGCAAGGGGCAGTCGGTAGAGATGACGGGCGGGCTGGCGACGCAGCTGGTGGCCCAGGGCGTGGCCATCGAAGACCGGCAGCAGGATCTGATCGAGACGGCCGCCATCGAGCACGACGCCGAGACGGCAGACGCCACGCCCAGGAGACGAGGACGCCGTGCAATACAGAAGCCTGACTCGTCAGACGCCGCCAGCGGTTGAGCCCGTTACGCTCGCCGAGGCTAAGGCCCACCTGCGGGTCGATACCAGCGACGATGACACCTACATCGGCACGCTGATTGCTGCGGCCCGTGAGTGGTGCGAAGAGTATCTTGACCGCACGCTAGTGCATACGCAGTGGTTGGTGCGGTTCGACACGTTCCCGCCGGACGGGACGCACGACATCGAACTGCCACGCCCGCCAATGGCTGCCGCTGGCACGGCCACGGCGGTGGCTCTGACGTTCACGTTTGAGAACGGCACAACGTCCACCTACTCGACGGCGAGCTACCGCGTGGACCGGGCCGGCACGCCTGGCACCGTGAAGACGCTCTACGGCCAGACGTGGCCGCCGCATCTGCGGGATGACAACGCCATCAGCGTGACGTGGTGGGGCGGGTACGGGGCGAGCGGCACGAGTGTGCCGGCGGCGATCCGGCACGCGATCCTGATGCTGGTGGGCCACTGGTACGAAAGCCGCCAGGCTGTGATGGCGACCGGTGCCGTGCCGCAGGAGGTGCCGTACGGCGTGCAGTCCCTGCTCGACTCGCAGCGGTGGGGGGCCTATCGGTGATCGACCCAGGCAAGCTCCGCGAGCGTGTTACGGTGCAGGTCGCCAGCGGTGCCACAAACACTCTCGGCGAGACGGTCCTGTCGTGGAGCAACTCGTCAGCCGTGTGGGCGAGCGTGGAAGGCGTCTCGGCTCGTGAGGCTCTGGCGGCTGGCCAGCAAGACACCACGATCACGCACCGGGTGCGGATGCGTTATCTGCCTGGCCTGACGCAGCGCGATCGCTTTGCCTGGCGTACGCGGACGCTCAACATCGTTAGCCTGCTCGAGTACAGCAACCGCAGCGAACACGTCGCTATCTGCGAAGAGGTGACGTGATGGCAGGCGGCATCGAAGTCAGTGTGGAGTTCCCCGAACTGGAGGAACTGAAGGCTGCGTTCAGGTCTTTGCCGAAGAATATCTCGGCTAAGTACATGGCGGCTGCCTTGGGCCGTGCCTTGGAGCCCGGCTTTCAGATGCTCAAGACACTGACGCCGCGAGGCCCGACAGGAAACCTGAAACGGGCAATTCGTAAAAAGACCAAGCGGTACACAAAGACTGGGTCTGGCGTGGCACTTGTCGGGTATACCGCACCGCCACGCGGCAAGAAGGACGCTAAGTCAAACGAAAAAGGCTACCACCAAGGGTTTGTCGAGTTCGGCACCAAAGAGCGTCGCACTAAAGGAAACATCGCCAGCAGTTTCAAGAGAAGCGGTGCAGTGAAAGTTGTTGTCGCACGGCGATCTGGTGCGGTGACTACCAAGCCGAAGCCGCCAAAAGGCTTCGTAAAGGTAGCCAAGAAGGGATCTACCGTAGATCTCGGAAAGTTTCCGCTTGGCGGAAAGGCAGGAGTTCCGCCGGTGAAGACTGCGTTCGAGCGTACGCGGTCGCAGGTCTCGGCAAATCTCACAAAGGAGATGACTGCCGCCCTGAATAACGCCATCAAGGAAATGGCCAATCCATTCAAAGGAAGGGCTGGCGGCAAATGAGCCTCAAATCCCCAGAAGCCGTCCTCCGCACAGCCCTGGTCGGCACCACGGCCGTCACGTCGCTGGTGAGTTCACGCATCTACCCGGTGCTGGCTCCGGCGTCGGCGTCGCTGCCGTTCGTCACGTGGCGACGTTCTGGCATCCAGCGTGAGCAGACGCTCGGGCGGCCGATGGGCATGCCGCGAGTCAGCGTTGAGTACAGCATCTACGGCACGACGTACGAAGAGGCCCGCCAGGTCGCCGACGCCATGCGGCTCGTTCTGGATGGATACGGCGGAACGTCGAACAATACAGAAGTGAAGCAAACGTCGTTGGAGGACGAATCCGACGACTTTGTGCAGCTGGCTGGAGCGGATCTCCCGCCGGTCTATCAGGTGACGCAGCGGTACGACTGCTGGTGGAGCGAGGGATAAAGCATGCCATACACGCCCCATGATTCGAGCGGCACGACCTTCACGTTTGCAGGCACCGTCTACACCGTCACGAGCATCACCTACTCAATCACGGACAACGCTGCCACCGATCAGATCGACGTGTCACACCTGGGCCAGACCACCGGGGCGACCGTGCTGACGATGAGCCGCCCGCTCAAGGGCTCTGCTGGTGACACCGGCAAGGAAGTCTCTGTCGAGTACCTGGCTGCGTCCGGCACGCCGGTTGCCCAGGGTGCCACTGGAACGCTCGCCATCACTGGCGGGATCACGCTGAGCGTGACCGCCACGTGCAAGTCTTCCAGCGTCACGCTGACGGTCAACGACGCCGTGCGTGGTTCCGCTTCCTTCCAGGTGCCGTAGTCGCACGGAGGCTTACCCGTGGCGGCTCATAGCACTGGCATCTCTGTCACGTTTGACGGCGTGGCGTTCTCCGAGGTTTCGGAGTTGTCGTGGCAATACGGCGGCGGCCCAGCCAAGGGCCGCTCATCGCTGTGGACCGATGAGGTCGGCACGGTCACTGTCGGCTGCATGGGCACGGCCAACATCACCACGGCGAAGTACGGCACCAGGGCTGACATCGTCATCACTGGCGGCGGCGCTGGCTTGACGAGCAAGGCAGTCTATGAGGGCTTGAGCGTCGCGCCCGAGTTGAACGGCGTAACCCGTTACACCGTGACGTTCAGACTTTTGGATGGGTGACATGGGACTGAAAGAACAGATCAAGGCCGCAAGCGTTCGCAAGCCGCTCAAGGTCCACGTGAAAGAGTGGGGCTTTGATGTGCACGTCCGCGTCATGAGCGTCGGCGAGCGGGACGCATGGGAACTCGCGTGGATCGACATCCGCAGCAAGGGCATGGAGAAGTTCCATAACTTCCGTGCGTTCTATCTCGTACGGACTCTCTGCGACGAGCACGGCGTGCGGATCTGGAAAGACGATGAGATTTCCGAGGTGGCCGATCTCGACGGTGCAGTTATGGGCGAACTGTTCGACATCGCACAGAAGCACAACAAACTCACGGAGGCGGACGTAGTCGAACTCGCCGGCGAGCTTTAGCGCGAGACCGTCGCGGCAGTTCCTGTTCATGTTGGCCGGGCATCTAAAGATGACGGTCGGCGAGCTCGAGCAGCGGATGGATTCACGCGAGCTATCGGAGTGGCTAGCCTTCGCCCGCTACTTCCAGCCGCTAGACAACTCATGGGCTCAGACGGGCGTGCTTGCTAGTGCAGTGCTGGCACCGCACTCACGCCGAGGCCAGTGCCCAAAGCCAAGAGACTTTATTCCGACCGAAAGACCACCGCAGCACAAGACGCAGATGCTCGACGTGCTGGCCCAGATGAAGATCGACTTGGACGGCAAATGACATGAGCACGGCACTCGGACTCGCGATGCAGATCAGTGCCAATACGGCACAGCTGGCCCAGGCCGTGGCCGATGTGAACCAAAAGCTCGACTCCATGGGCGAGGCCGGTAAGAAGGCGTCGGCCGATCTTGGAACGCTGAAGAACATTGAGATCGGCAAGTTGGCCCTGGGCGGGCTCCAGGCTGCCACGTCTGCTTTTCTTAGTCTCTCGGGTGCCGTGACTGGTGCCGTCACGTCTGTCACGTCTTTCGCCTTGAGTGTTGGCGAAGAGCTCGACGCGTTGAACGACGTGGCCAACCGCACCGGCGTCGGCGTTGAGGCGTTGCAGGCTTACGCCAGGGCGGCCGCTGACACTGGCGTGAGCGTGGAATCGTTTGCCAAGCAGATCCAGAAACTGACGATCAACATTGGCAAAGCGACGCTCGACGAGAAGGCGCAAAAGAAGTTTGAAGAGCTCGGCATCGTGTTCACCGATCTCAAGGCCGCTACGCCGGAAAAGCAGTTCGAGATGGTTGTCGATGCGTTGGCTGGCATTGCCGATCCCGCCGAGCGTGCCGCCAAGGCCGTGCAGTTCTTTGGCAAGGGCGGCATCGAACTCGGCGAACTCTTCACGCTCGGGCCTGGTGCTCTGACGCAGATGCGGGAAGAGGCTGTCTCGCTGGGCCAGGTGGTGAGCGAGGACGCCGTCAAAGCCATCGACAGCATGAATGACTCGTTCGCCACCGTCTGGGCAACGGTCAAAGGGCTGGCAGGGTCGATCCTGGGCGAGCTTGCTGGCCCGATTAGCACGATCGCTCAAGAGCTTCTGGGCGTGATTAAGCAGGCCGGGCCGCAACAGATCGCCCAGCAGGTGGCCCAGGGGCTTCTGGATTTCATCCAACTGGCCGGCAACGCCTTCTTGGAACTGGCCAAGTTCATTGAGGCTTTCGTCAAGAAGTTCGCCCCGATCCTTGGCCTGGATATCCGGAGCGAGACCGAGAAGGAATTAGACCGGCTGCGAGCCGAGCAGCAGGCTGCCGTGCAGGGAGCCGGTGCCACGGTCGATGGCTTCGGCAGGCCGCTGGCGAATGCGGCAGACGTGGAAGAAGAGAATAGGAAACGTACCGAGCAGATCGCCCAACTCGAGGCGCAGATTGCCGCCGAGGCGGCTGCCGGCGTTCTCAGTCAGTTCCAGGCCAACTTCAACGCTGCCATCGACACGGCCCGCACCAAGCTCGAGGAGAAGATGCAGGCCGGCACGCTCACGGAAGAGGACAGAAAGCTGCAGGAAGCCCAGCTGCGTGAGCTCCAGCAGTTCAACAGGAACGGCCAGATCGGCACCGTGGAGATCCTCAACTAGCCATGGCCGTCATCTCCTACCGCGAAGTCATCCCGCGTACAGCCTCACACAAGTTCGGAGAGGCTCCGACTGCGGAGCGGAAATACATCGTCACGGTCGATGAGCCGACGCCGACGCAAACGCTGGTCAACGCTGTCGGGATTTTCCACGCGGCCGCCCACCCCGAGTTTTCGTACCTCAAGTGCCTCAACATTCAGGTCACGGAGACGGATCGGCACCACGCCGAAATCACGTACAGCTACGAACTGCCGAAGCAGGAAGAACTCGACCCAAATCCGCTGGCACGGCCTGACGTGTGGTCGTTCTCGATTGGCGGTGCCCAAGTGCCGGCCCTCGTCTACTACGACGGCAGTGGCAACGGAAGCCGTCTGCCGCTTGTGAATGCGGCGGGCGATTTCTTTGAGGGGCTTACAACGCTTGAGGCCGAAGTTAGGGCGTCAATTTCTGGCAACCGGCCGACGTTCCCGCTGGCCAATGCGTCGGCGGTCACGAACAGCGTGAACGCATCGCCGTACCTTGGCGGTGCCGCTCACACCTGGCTG